AGAGCGGATGGTGTTTTCCATCGGGTGCTGGGCGGGCATGGGAGGCAGGAGCTTGCCGGGCGTAAGCGTGTAGATGAAATCGTGCGGGTAGCCGCTGCCTCGCCGCGCCTGCCGAGTCGGCTCGTCTCTGCTACCCATGATGAAGTAGTAGCCGACACCTGAGCGAGCGAACTGCTCGTCATTCATCGTCTGCGTCCGCTTCATCCGCCCATTGATCTGCTGGTGGACGTTGACGTAGGTGCGGCGGCCCTGCGTGCCGGGCTTTCGGTAGCCCGTGCCGAACTCGACCAGCCAGGCGTGATTGCCGCTACCTTCTTCAGGGTCAGACCCCCGGTTGCCAGACTGCGCCGGCCCGGTGATCGCGACGTAGACGCCGTTGCCGTAGTTCTTCGTCTCGGTCCTGACCGACTTTCGCAGGTTTCCGGTGACGTCGCGAACCTTGTTGATGTAGCCGACTTTGATCGGCAGCGAAGCATTCCTGACGGCCCGCAGAAAGAAGGCCGACTGATCCTTGCCCAGCGCATCGGCCGCCTTTTGCAGGCGGGCGGCGAATTCGTTGATGCCGGTGAACTGCACCCGCGCGAAGGCGCTGGCCGTCTCGCGGCCGGTGAGGCCGCCGTCCAGAATTCTCGGCCTTGTATTCGGCGTGACGATTGCCATTACTGCATCTCTCGCACGAGCATTTCCATCATTGTGCGGTGCTGCCGCTCCGTCACGCTGGCGATCTCCAGCGTCTTGCCGCGCCAGACGATCCGGTGCTGAACCGTCACCGAGGCCCGGTAGCGGATGATCAACTTGTGGGAGGCGATGACGTTAGCCTGCTGGGCCTGGAGGATGTCGCGGCTCGACAACCCTTCGACGTAGGCCCAGACCGTGCCGGCACTCGCCCACGACAGCGTGACCTCGCCCATCGGACTCCGAATCTCAGTCGGAGCCTGGATCGTCACCCGTTCGTTGAGCATCCCGGCCTTGATCACGTTACGGTGCCCTCGCCGACAAGCATGATCTCGTAGGTGACGGTTCCAGACGAAGAGGCGAGCCGAGCCGTGGCCGCGGCGAAGCCTGAGTCGCTCGGCGACACGACGCAGTAGACGCCGCCGGGGTCGATGGCGACCGTGCCGGAGACGGGGAAGCCAGCGAAACCAGGCGACAGGCCGCCGACGAGGAGATTGCCAGACGCCGCAGTATTTCGGACATACACGACCTTCACGGCCGAGAACGACACCGTCACCGCTGCCCCGTCGCGGGTGTCGGCGAGGCTGCCGAGGGCGAAATCCGCAGTCCCTGCGGCTCCCGCGGTGCCGGTCTTACTCCACACCACCTGGGCCTGGTTCGCCGCCGTGCCGTCAGTAAACAGCATCGCGTAGGTGGCCGGCGTGACCCGCATCGCACGCGACAGATCGCCGGCGGCGGTTTCGTGGGCCACGATGGATACGGCGACTTGGGCATTCAGAGGCATCGGTCAGTTCCCCATGACGTAGATTTCGTATTGCTCGCCTTGCACGCCGCCGATGCGGAGAATGCTGCCGCCCGAAGTCGTCGCGAAGCCGCTCGAGTTGGGACAGGAAAGCAGGAAGGCGCCGCCCTCGCGGATCGGGTAGCCGCGGAGCGTCAAGGAGCCGAGGTTGATCATCGGCGAGAAGTTCCAGCCCACGGCGTCCTGTACGAAGTTGCGGAAGTCGGTGCCGCCCCAGCCCGCCGTCATCGCGATGGCCGAGGTGTTCGACAGGTTCTTGATGCAGACGAGCTTCACGATCGCGATGCCGCTCGTGAGCAGGTCGATATCGTCGTGGCCGATGGCGCCGAACGTGCGGCGGTCGCTCCATACCTTGGAGCAGTCGCCGACATTGAACGAGAACGAGACGGGGTGCTCAGTGGAGGCCCGCGTCAGCCCGCTCTGCTCGGTGCGGGTGGCCGCCACGTTCGCCTGCACCGTCGCCGTCAGGCTCATCGGTAGCCTCCCCAGCCAGACGCAGCCAGGAGCGTCTGGAACGTCATGGGGATGTTCTGAATCTGGAGATTCGCCTGCGTCACCGGCTCGCGGTTGGCGTACCAGTGGGCCACCAGAAGCAGGATCAGGTGCTTGAGCGTCGCCGGCACCGCCGCGCCGCTCGAGCCGTAGCCCGCCGTCCAGCGGACAAGCACGCTGTTCTCGTCGCCCCGCACCGCCGGCCAGACGCCGTTGTAGAGCGGGTAGATGCGGCCGGGCGTGGCGTAGACGTCCACCTGAAAGGCGTTTGCCGCGCTCGTGATGGTGCGATCTGTCCCGCCCTCGTCGCGGTAGACGACAGTGACGGTCTGGGCCTGCATCGGCGTCCTGGGCAGCGTGACCTCCCAGAGCGGAAATGCGTCGTAGCGGGCCTCCCAGACGGTCGAGATCATCGACACGTCCAGAATGTCCTCGACGTACACGCGAGCTGCCGCGATCAGCGTGGAGAGGTAGGCGTCGTCATCGGCGATATCGACGCGGCAGTGGGCCTTCGCCTCGGCCAGCGTCACCGGCTCGACCGCCGGCTCGGTGTGGCGGCGAAGACTGCGGTACGGCGTGATGCCTACCGACGGCGACTGCGGGACGACGTAGACAAGGCCGTTTCCGGTGATCATTTCGACTGCCTCTTCCTAGGACGGTTTTCGATCATCGCCCGCTCTGCACGCTGCTCGACGACCGCCGCCTCGGTACGCTCCTCGATGGGGGCGATTAGGCCGCGGCCGATGAAGATGCGGGCCATGCCGTCGCCCCAGTCGAATTCCTGGCCTGCCTTGTAGCCGCCGAACGACTTGAGAACCCTGATCTTCACTCCACCACCCCCCATGCCTTCGGGTGCGGCTTTCGCTCTAGCCAGTAGTCCGTCGTGTGCTGCTGCACTTTCCCGTCGTCCGACTCCTGGGACGGCCAGGTGATCATCAGCTCGGCGTGGCCGATGCTGATGTTCGTGGCGATGCCCAGCTTGTTGCCGGCCGCCTCGAACTTCCGCCACATATAAATGTCTTCGTCAACGTGACCGCCGCCCCACTCGCCGCGCTCATTCGCCTGGGCAAGGAACCACGGCTTCTCCATCTTCTCGAGTGCCGCCGTCTTGATTGGCGTGCAGCCGAAGTGCGCCGTCGCGACGGGCTGTACGGGCTTAGAGAACCAGTCGCCCTCGACAGTTGTCTGCTCGTCTGGCGTCTTGCCCTTGAGGGCGAACATGACCGCGTTGCCCTCGCGTTTCGTCTGGAGCGGGGCGATGGCGTCGTAGCCGCTCCAGTAGAGCAGCGTTATTAGCGCCTCGACCGTCTTCGCAGTGAAGATGCTGTCGTAGTCGATGGTGAGAATCACGTCATACTTGCCGATGGCTTCTTCCATCGACCGCTGGACGCACTGACCCCAAAAGGCACCGGAGTGCTTGATGATGGGAATCTTGTGGGGCGTCAGCGCCTGCGAGACGCAGAAGAAATTGTCGGTGAAGCCGAGGCGAGGGGTGCTCATCAGAGCACAGACCTTCACCTCGGCTTCACAGTTACCGACACGCAGCATCATGGGTATCGCTCCTTATGAGGAGCGGGCGCGCATCCTTGCGCCTTACCCGGCCATCATGGCCGTCCCGCTTGTACGGGATCAGCCACGGACCAGACCGATGACACCAGCCTGCGAGGCGTTCTCGGGGGCCACCTCGGCGCGGCCGAGCCGAGCAACGATCGCCACGTTGGCCGAAGCACCGGGGGTGTAGTTCACCCGCAGGTATCGCTTCTTCGCCTTCGTGTCCACGTCAAGCTTCAGCACGGCTACGCTGCCGGTGGCAGACACAGCCGGGATCGAGAAGCCGCCGGTGCCGCCGCCGACGAGAGCCGTCACGTCGGAGTAGCCGGAGCCGGAAGCATCCGACTCCTCGACCTTCACCGCGTTGGCGAAGACGGTCGAGGCGTTGCTCGCACGCAGCACCGTGATGCTGGCGTGATCGTAGCCGATGGTGTCGATGACGAGCTGCGCCGTAGCCGTCGAGCCGACAGCGGCGGCGGGCAGTTCAGCAACGACACGATGGTTCTGGGAATGGATCATGCTTCAGGTGCTCCTTGTGATCACGAGGCCGCCGACTTGAGGGCGACCACCGGGCCGACCTCACTCGTCGAGCCGAGAGAGTGATGGTTGATGTCGAACCGCATGGTTCCCTGGAGGAGAACCTGATCAGTCGTGGCGTAGACCTGATCGAACAGCCGCACCGAGAAGTCCCGGCGACGGGCGTAGATCGAGGACAGGCCGAGGTTGCCGAACAGCACCTTCACCTTGCTGGCGTCGGCGCCGAGGGTGCTGTTGAGCACATGCACCATCCGCACGGGGTAGCCGAGGAAGGTTTCGCCGGCAGCCGAGCCGATCTCGGAAACCGTGTTGCCACCAGCGGCGTACTTCAGACGAGCGATGCTCGCGGCGTAGCCGGCGGGGCTGACGTAGAAGGCCGCACCGTTGCGGGCGTACATCGGCAGCTTGCCCATCGCACCGAGGAAGTCCTCGATGTCGAGAGTCTCGAAGCCGGTGTTGCCGCTGGCCGCGGTGTGAACCGAAGCCGTGTGGCTGCCGTTGTCGATCTTCGACACGATGCCGCGGATGCCCCCCACGCTGGAGCCGCCGTCACCAAGCCAGCCACACAGGTCTACCGTGTAGGCCAGGCTGGTCGCGAATTCCTGGGCACAGGCGTCTGCGAGCGAGATGAGGGCGTCCTCGACGACCTCGCTCGACATCCGGCAGGCCACGGCGAGCTTCTTCGCCGTCAGGTTGACGTTGCCGTAGGTCGGCTCGCTCTCGGTGATGGCCGAGCCTTCACCGATGAAGTAGGCCGACGTGCCGGTGAGCCGCTTCGGGATCACCATCGTGTCGCGGGTCATCGACACCGTCTCGACGCCGCTGGCAGCGAACGTGCCATAGGTTTCGACAAGACGAATCACGCGATTGGCGAACTCCTCGGGCACGAGTGCGCCGCCGGAGGCGTTGCTGCTCTCGTTGAGGGCGCGGTTCTGGACGCCGTGATCCTGGCACCACCGGAGGTCGTCCGAGTTCTTGAACACGTTGCCGCGAATCCAGCGACCCATCCGGTATGCCTGCTCGACAGCCTCGGGGCCGTCGTTGAAGGCGCGGAGAGTCGTGTGATGCGGGTAGATCGCCCGAATCTCGGTCTTCCGCTCCTCGGCAGCAGGGGCCGCGAGGGGGGCCGGTGCCGGGGCGGCCTTCTCGACCACCGCACGGAGTTCAGCCTCCTTCGCAGCGAGCTTGCCCTCGAACTCCAGATCGGACTTGACCTTGTCGGCCTCGTCGGAGAGCTTCCGCAGCTCGGCGGTCTGGTCTTCCGACCGCTCGGCCACATCGGCCAGTTCGTTCATCCGAGCGGCCAGAGCCGCAGCACGATCCTGAAGACGCTTGAGGTTGCTCGCCATGTTCGGCCTGCTCCTAACTGAGCCGGCCAGGCGTGCATGACAGATGCGCGACGGCCGGCGGGTGGTTTGTTCCCGCAAGCGCGCCGCGCCTTGAATCCTCAAAGCACTCGCACTGCTCTCGCGACATCCATCGCGAGCCTTGTATCTACCTGTAGGTTATCGTGCGTGGCGTATGCCGTGCAACGGAGTCGAGAGAATCGCAGCCTTGAGC